AACGTTCAACTGACCAACGACCGTTAGAGTCTGTATCCAAGTCGAAGTAACCAGCTGTTGTAGTACTGTATTGAGCACCAATCTTAGCTGTGTTATACACTGTACGGATAACTTCACGGTTGATTTCAGCTAGAATTTCTGTTGACAGAATGTTTGACAATTCTGTTTCAGCATCAAGACCATGAATTGCTTTCAAGTCTTGTGCAAGTTCTAGTGAGTATTCAGCCTTCAAAGCACGTGATTGAGCAGTTACAGTAACTTTCTCAATGCTGAATGCCATTTGGTTGAATGCGGCACCTGAATCAGAACCCAACAATTCAGCAGCACTTGTTGGCATTGCGATACCTGATGTGGTATTAGCAGAACCAGAAGCGTTGATTTGGAAGAATGTGTTAGCATCTGTTGCATTTGTACCTGTGAAACCGTATGGGTTTGCAGATGAATTAACACCAGAGAAAATGGTGTTAGCTTCATTGTAGAATGCTTCAGGATTGGTATTTGCTTGACCTGTGTAACGAGCACGCATTGCGAAGATCAAACCTGTTGGGCCTGTCATTGGCTGAACGCCGGCAATGTCGTAAGCGATTAGGTTAGGCAATGAACGACGAACCAAGCTGATTAAGATTGGGTCAAAGTTCTGTACGCCACCTGCAACGTTTGTAGGACCGGCATCAGACAATTCATTGATCATCTGACGGCGATCTTGCACCATCGCTTGGTGTTGGTTTTCCAAAACAAGTGCTGTAACAGCTTTCTTGTATGGGTCTGTAATGGCTTGCAGTTCAGAATGTTCTAGAACTGGTGCCCATTTTTTCTGTAGTTCTTCTGTCATAAACATTTCGTTATAACTCCTTAAAATTGAAACGTAAATTTATTTATTATTTTAGTGTCTTTGAGATGACACTAGCGTATTGTTCCATCAAAGGATCAGAAGAAACTGTTGTCTTCTTTTCTTCTTCGATGTGGATTTCATCATCCAAAGCAGAATTGTCTGCAACTTTTACATCAACTTTGAAATATGATTCTTTCAGTGTTGACAACTTTGCCGCAAATTCGTCTTCAGTAGTAAATTCCACACCCTCTGCGAGTGATTTTAATTTTTCTGCCTGAGTTTGCGTTAGGCCTTCTGACGCTGTGTAGATAGCCTCAATCTTTTTTTGTTCGTTTAGTTCTTTGCTAAGATCAACTGAACGGTTGATTTCTTCATTCAATGATTCTTCCAATTCAGCAATCTTAGATGCCATTTCTTCAACAACATCAACTTTGTCTTCTGGAATGTCGATGTAGTGTTCTACGAACAAGTTGTGTAGTCCGGCAATGAAGTCTTCTGCGATTTCTGCACGTAGACCAGTTTCAACTGCTAGTGCATTTTCTTTCATCCATTCTTCAGCCATGTAATTCAAATAGTCATCAATCTTTGATGCCATTTCTTCTTTGATTTGCTCAACTGCTTCATCAAACTGGTCTGCTAGATCAGCTTGAACTTGTTCAACGATTGATTCGATACGTGAAACAACAGCGGCTTCAAAAATTGTGGTTGCTTTTTGTGCAAATTCTTCTGATAGACCTTCACCATCCAACAACGCACGAACGTCATCAGACATATCTAGACCTTCAGCATAGTGTTGGAATGTAGCACCAGGATTCTTTTGCATTGTTTGTGCCGCAAGAGAAGATGCTTTACGATCACGAATAGCATCATATTCGTTTGCGCTTGCTTGTTGTGTTTTTACCAAGTCTTTACGACCCATTGTTTCTTGTGGTTGACCTTGTGGTTTAGAATAACCAACACCGTCTTTTTCTGGACCAACAGGAGGTGTAGCACCTGGAGGTGTAGCTGATGGTGTGCCTTTTAAATAATCTGGCAAATCATCATCTTGTTTTTGTGGTGAATTACCAACTAGGCCGGCTTCCTTTTCACCGTAAGCAACTGATGATGGCAATTTGTCATCGCCAACTACACCGTGTTTATGTGCATCGCTACCACGTGAACCTTGTTTAGCCGCAACGTTAGCCGCAAAAGTTTCTTTTGAACCTTCTAAAATTGCTGTAGCGGCTTCTGACAGTTTAAATCTTTTCATTTTTAAAAATCTCCTTGATTTTATATTGTTTATTTATAGATTAAAGTTTTTTCATGAAGTTTTCAAAAATGCGTAGACTTACTGCTTCGATATCCGTTCTCGACGCTTGCTTGATTTCTCTTACAGCTTGTGAGTGATCGAATTCGGTCCATACACCATTGACCAACATCCATTCTTTACCTTCCATAATGCCTTGAACAAAAGCTCCAGGCGCAGAAGGGTCTGCTACAATATCAGCCGCTGTGGCTAGATAAAAGTCGGGTTGAACAACATTAACGCCGTTAACATTTTTCAATGATCCCATGCCTCTAGATGAAACACCCAATTGAGCACCACCTTCAATCAATTGGCGTGCTATTTGTCCCATTGGAGTTTCAAGAATTTTTGCTTTACCAATCCATTGTGTACCTTCTTCACGTAGACCTACGATCATATGTGAAACACGATCCAAATTGATTGTTGGTGAATCTGGATGACCCAATTCACCAAAAGCACGATGTTTATTAATAAATTCTTCTGTATAACGATGAACTTCTTTTTTCATCGTATTAAATTCATACAGACGACCGTTTTTGTTTTTCTTTTCAGCAACTAGAAAAGGACCTTCTATATAGAGTTCTTTTTTACCAGATGAATCCTCTGTAATATAGTTGACTGTTTCGTAGATTTCTTTAATTAATTTCATGGTGTTAATCCGTAAGGTCTGTAGTTGAATGCGGCCGGATCGTTGAACTGACCACGTTGGTAGTATTCGTTTTGTTTACGTATTTCAATAAACAAAGTGTAAGCAGTATTTGCAATTGAACCCATACCAAATGTTCTAACACCAATATCTCCAGTTGCACCTGGAGCATTATTTGTAATTGCAACCATACCTTGCGATTCTGAATATTCACCACAAAGATCCATATTCATGATTGCTGTATTGTTAGCAGAATTTGTAGATGCCCAATACAATTCAGCATATCCTTTTTGTTGTGATGCAATATTGTAACCAATTCTAGTTACGGTCAAACCGTAATAAGAAAGTGCTGTATTGCTGACACTCAATGATGAATTCAAAGGTACACCGTTTGCATCCAAAGCACCATACAGAGTATTAGCTCTGATGCGTATTTGATTTTCTTCACCTGTACCATCAAAATTGGCAGTCAGTTTTATAACTGCCTTTTCTGTGGTATCTCTTAAAACTTCGTATGTATAGACGTTTGCCATGATTAACCTAATCCGTTTCCGTTGCCGGGAGTCAACCCGTAAGGTCTGTAGTTGAATGCGGCTGGATCGTTGAACTGACCACGTTGATACATTGCGTTGTTCTTACGTAGTGCTACAATTATAGTGTACGCAGAGTTTGCTGTTCCACCTGTTGTCATTACACCAAGATCACCATTGCCGACACTGTTCGAAATTGCTGTGTTGCCTGAATTATTTAAAATAGCAGGTAACTGTTCTCCTAAACCAAATTCTCCTTGAAGGTTTAAGTGGAAAATTGTAGCTGAGTTTGCATATTGTGCAGATGTAGTAGACCCTGCACCATTCCAATATATTTCAACACCACCAACGTTTGTTGTTGGAAAGTTAACGTAGTATTTGACACCAGTAACTTGTAAATCGTAATAAGAAAGTGCTGTATTGCTAACACTCAAAGAAGAATGTAAAGGAACTCCGTTTGCATCCAAAGCACCATATAGGCTATTTGCCTGAATTCTTGATCCATTCGCTTCTTGTCCAGAGCCATCAAACGCACCTGTAATTTTAATTACAGCGTCTGTGTTTGTGTCCCTTAAGACTTGGTATGTAAACTTGTTTGACATTTAATTGCCTTATACTTTTGGTTCAGCAGTCATTATCCAATTATCTTCTGAATAAGGTACTGTTACATATTTATTAATCTTATCCACTTTGTATAGTGCTATTTTTTGCCCATTTGGAAATTGTCTAATAGCAATTCTTCTCATAACAAGAACAGCAGGTATACTTCCTGGTGAAGAAGGATTACCTTCTAAAAGTGGTTCATCATTATAAACAAAACCTTCAGGCAACAAAACACTATCGTCTTTTTCGTCGATAGTGTCTTCTGTTACCAAAAAGTCTTTAAATTGTTTCATTTATATATTACTCTTTTTTCATGTGCCACTTTTCTTCTTCTTTCTTCATTTTACCTGAAGAAATCTTTTCTTCTTCACTTACCTTAACAGGATATGTTTTACCTTTAAATTCAAATGATTTTTTACCATCTTTGTTTGCGGCGTGAGCGGCCATACGTAGACCAGATTCTTCTTCATCCAAATCTTCTTCTTTCAAAGCATCTTTCTTTACCATTTTTTTAACAAGTGCTTTG